TGAAGAGCATTTGATGCCACAAATATTGAAACAGGAAAAGTCTTACAATATCCTGATGGACATAGTAAAGCAGGTCAGGCATTATTTAAAAGAAGATTCATACCTGCTAGATTATCTGATAATCCATACTTGTCAAATCAGGGAGACTACGAAGCGATGCTTCTTTCCTTACCTGAACACCAACGTAAACAGTTGCTTGAAGGTGATTGGGATATTAAAGAAGGTGCTGCTTTTACTGAGTTTAATAGGGATATTCACGTTATTGAACCTTTTGACATTCCACGAAATTGGGTCAAGTTTAGGTCTTGTGATTATGGTTATGGTTCTTATAGTGCTGTGTTGTGGTTTGCTATTAGTCCAGATGAGCAACTTATACTATATAGAGAGTTGTATGTTTCTAAAGTCCTTGCCACAGATTTGGCAGAGATGGTACTAGACTTAGAATCTGAAGATGGTAATATAAAGTATGGTGTCTTAGATAGTTCTCTTTGGCATAAACGTGGAGATACAGGACCTTCACTTGCAGAACAAATGATACAAAGAGGATGTCGTTGGAGACCATCAGATAGAAGTAAAGGTAGTCGTGTGGCAGGTAAAAATGAAATACACAGAAGACTACAGGTTGATGAGTTTACAGAGCAACCACGAATGGTATTTTTTAATACTTGTACAAATACTATATCTCAAGTACCTGCAATACCTTTGGATAAAAGAAATCCTGAGGATGTAGATACAAGAGCAGAAGACCATATCTATGATGCACTAAGATATGGAATAATGTCAAGACCAAGATTTAGTATATTTGACTATGACCCTATGGGTAGACCTTCACAAGGTATGCCTGTAGCAGATGCAACGTTTGGATATTAATATGGCAGAAGAAGATATTACACTAGATAGTGATTCTATAGCATTAGAAGACACTGATGATTCTGAAATAGCTGATGCAGGAGTAAGTGGTATTATCCCTTTTATACAGGAACGATACGACAGAGCAGAAGACTATAGAAGAAATGATGAGGAACGTTGGTTACGTTCTTATACAAATTATAGGGGGATATACGGAAGTGATGTTCAATTTACTGAAGCAGAAAGGTCAAGAGTATTTATCAAAGTTACCAAGACCAAAACTCTCGCAGCTTACGGACAAATTGTTGATGTATTATTTGCAGGTAACAAGTTTCCTATCAGCATTGAGCCGACAGTGTTACCTGAAGGTGTCGCAAAAGATGTCAGCTTTGACCCCAAAGAACCTGAAGGTTTACGTGAAGAAACTGAAGAAGCTAGTCCTTATGGATTTGCCGGTGATGGTATGGAACTTCCTAAAGGTGCTACTGAAAAAAGTTTACTCGATAGGCTTGGTCCTTTGGAAGAAAAGTTGGGTGAGATTGAAAATCTTAAAGAGGAAGTTGGGAAGACTCCTACAGCGATAACATTTAGTCCTTCCATGATTGCTGCAAAGAACATGGAAAAGAAAATAATAGACCAACTACAAGAGTCAGGTGCAAGTAAACAATTACGAAGCACTGCATTTGAGATGGCTTTGTTTGGAACAGGGGTTATGAAAGGACCTTTTGCTACAGACAAAGAGTATCCTAATTGGGATGAAGAGGGTAATTACAGTCCTATATTTAAAACAGTGCCATCGACATCTCATGTATCAGTATGGAACTTTTATCCTGACCCTGATGCAAACAACATGGATGAAGCACAGTATGTTATAGAGAGACACAAGATGTCAAGAACGCAGTTGCGTTCCTTAAAAAAGAGACCATACTTTAGAGATACTGTTATAGATGAAGTTATAGAAGCAGGTGAGTCCTACGTTAAAAAGTATTGGGAAGATGACTTGTCAGACTATGCACCTGAACATGGCATATATCGTTTTGAAGTATTAGAATATTGGGGTATGTGTGATGTTTCTATACTAGAAGAAAATGGTGTAGAGATACCTGAAGACTTAAAAGAACAAGACGAACTACAGGCTAATATATGGGTATGTAATGGTAAGTTATTAAGAATGGTTCTCAATCCATTTAAACCTGCAACAATACCCTACATGGCAGCACCCTATGAATTAAATCCATATTCATTCTTTGGTGTTGGTATAGCAGAGAATATGGATGATACACAAACGTTAATGAATGGTTTTATGAGAATGGCAGTAGACAATGCTGTATTGTCAGGAAACTTAATCATGGAAGTTGATGAAACTAATTTAGTTCCGGGACAGGACTTATCTGTATATCCGGGCAAAGTGTTTAGGAGACAAGGTGGAGCACCGGGTCAGGCAATCTTTGGAACAAAGTTTCCAAATGTATCAAATGAAAACTTACAGTTGTTTGATAAAGCAAGACAGTTGGCAGACGAAAGCACAGGCTTTCCATCATATGCTCATGGACAGACAGGTATAACAGGTGTGGGTAGAACTGCATCAGGCATATCCATGCTCATGAACGCAGCAGCAGGAAGTATTAAAACAGTTATCAAAAATATAGATGACTATCTTCTTAGACCTTTAGGTGAAGGTTTATTTAGATTTAATATGCAGTTTGACTTTGACAAGATGTTAAAGGGAGACTTAGAAGTTGTTGCACGTGGAACAGAAAGTTTGATGGCAAACGAAGTAAGAAGTCAGAGACTTATGTCATTCTTACAAGTTGCATCTAATCCTGTGTTAGCACCTTTTGCTAAGTTTAATTATATAATTAGAGAGATAGCTAAGTCTATGGAGTTAGACCCTGAAAAGGTTACAAACAACATGGATGAGGCAGCAGTTCAGGCAGAGTTGTTGAAAGCCTTTCGAGGCAATCAACCCCAACCCCAACAAGAAGCACCCCCTGCAGGAGCTAACCCACTTGACCCAACAGGAGCAGGTGGAGGTAACATAGGAACAGGACAAGCACCTATTCCGGGAGAACAAGGATTTGCAGGAAGGTTACAAGATGGACAAGGACAACAAGCAGGTGTTGAGCCAACTGAAAATGTTGGTGAACAACCCCAAGCTACTGAACAGCCTCAATGATTATTTAGATGTGCAGATACAGGCACAATATAAAATCATGGAACAGAGCAACGATATGCTTACTGTTCATAGGTCACAAGGAGCAGTGGCTACTCTAAAAAGATTAAAGTTACTTAGAGAAGAGGTTAATGGAAGAGATTAAATTACCACCTGCAGAAAGAGCTGCTAAAACTGCCATCGGAGCAGGTTCTAGTGGAAAAGGAACTGTCGGAACTTATTTAAAAGCTGATGCTCTATTTAGTGAAAAAAAAGGTACAAAATTAGATTTTGGTTCAGGAAGAGGAGAAGGTGCTAAATTAATAAAGGCAGATACCTACGAGCCTTATGTAAAAAGTAAACCTAAATTTAATAATGTTAATGATATTAAAAGCAATAGTTATAACAAAATAACAAGTTTAAATGTATTGAATGTTTTACCTCCTAAGGCTAGAAACGAAGCAGTAAAAAATATAGGTCGTATTTTAAAACCAAACGGAGAGGCTATAGTATCCACTAGAGGTGTAAAAGACGTAGAAAGTGCAAAAAATAAAGTACAAATAAAAGATGGTTATATTATAGGCAAAGGAGACGATGCTAGATTTCAAAAAGGATTTACAGCCACAGAATTAAAAAACTATGTTCAAAAAACTTTAGGAAAAAATTTTACAGTAGAAAATGTTAAAGGTATAGGTAAAGCGGCTGTAAAAATAAAAAAATTAAATATTCCGAAAGGATTTGGTGGGGTTACAAGACAAGAAGGAACACCTGTAATAGACATACAAGAGAAACTATTATTTAATCCTAGACAAAAATTTTCTTCAGGAGGAGATGCAATGGACAATGAAATGTTAAGTTTTAGTGAGTTAGAGAGATTTCGTAAAGAGAATGACTATTATCATGACTCTGACCCTAGAAATCCTATGAATACAGAGGGTATGGATTTAGCAAATCCTGAGGTACAAAAAAAGATTATAGAAGAAATAAACGATAGAAAAAAATTAGATGTAATATCTGAAATGCCTATATCAAGAAAAGCAGGTCAAAGAATAAAAGAAAGAAGATTAGAAGAGGCATTAGAAAAAGGTAAGGCACTTAAAATAAATAAAGGTGGCTCTATACCACAACAAATGGAAATGTTTTCCGAAGGAGGACTCAAGGATGAGGGTAATACAATAGACCCTGTATCAGGCAACGAAGTACCTCCGGGAGCTACACAGGAAGAAGTAAGAGATGATATACCTGCACAGTTAAGTGAGGGAGAGTTTGTATTTCCTGCAGATGTAGTAAGATATATTGGCTTAGAAAAACTTATGATGATGAGACAAGAGGCAAAGGCAGGTCTTGCACGTATGGAAGCAATGGGACAAATGGGTAATGCAGATGAAGCAACACTCCCTGATGATATACCTTTTACTCTTGATGATTTAGACACAAGAGAAGAAACTGAAGATGATGTTATTAAAGCAAATATAGGTACGTTTGTTCCACCTAAATTTCCCACGTCACAGCCTTACAATCCAAACGTAAATCCATATCAACCAACAGGGGTAGTGCCTACACCTTATATGCCATATCGACCAGCACAGGCAGAGCAAATATTACAACCTGCAGGTAGTGGCACTGGTCAAGTCGAAACCGAACTTAGACGATACGTTAATAAAGAAACAGGTCAAGTAAGAATGATTCCTTTTAACAAAGCGACAGGAACATCTTTATTTCCTATTGATTCACTAATACAACAAGGTTTTGTAAGAGAGGATGAAACACCAAAAGCTGAAGCACCTAAAACAACTAAGATACAAACAGCCAAAGTACAGCCTGTTGATACATCTAGTAGTGATGGTATGCCTGATAAAACAGGTGGTGCAGTAGATGCTACAGGTATAAGTTTAAACAGAGGTTTAATTAAAAATGAAAACTTGACTAATTTTTTAAACACTGTTACACCTTTTGAACAATTCAGAAGCACTTTTAAAGGACCTATTGGTGCAGGAATAGATAGATTTGCGTTAGGAGTGAGTCCTAGAACGAAGCAATATGAAATGGGAGTTGTAGGTGGTGTTTTAGATAGTTTTAGAGGAGGTAATGTAGAATTTAAAACTAGAGCAGGTAGAGCCACAGGCAAATATAATGATATAACTAAGTTACATGAAATGAACGAAGATAGACAAAATCAAATAGGTATAGTTGGTAATGCTGTTGTTGAAATAATGAAACCTGTCATATATGATTATGATACAAAAACTAAACAATACAATAAAAAGTCTGATGTTGAAATAACTAAATCTTTAAAAGCAAAGGCTGATATTTTAGGAATACCTACAACGTATAGAGGAACAAATATTAGAAATACTACACTAGCTAGAGATATAGCTAAAAAACTAGCTGAAGATGCAGTTAGAATTAATGATAAATATGGTGATACAACTCATGCTATAGATTCATTGAAGGCACAAGAGAATAGACGAGCAGTTGCTAGAAATGAGGCAAGGGCAGCAGAAACATTTAAAGATTCTATACCTACTAGTTTTGAACCCGGAGATTATGATGGAGGAGATGGAACAGATGTAGGTGGTGGAGAGGTCTCCTTTGTAGGAGATGACCCTGCATTTAAACAAGGTGGACTTGTAAGTAAAAAGAAACCGAAAGTTAAGAAGATGAAGCGAGGTGGATTAGCTTCAAGATAATAATCCACATGGTTGGCTACTTATCCCCCAACAATAATTGGCTACGATAACCCCAAGGAGTAAAAAATGGCTGAACAAGCACAAGAGATGGTGGTAGATGCTACACCAAAGAAAACAGCATTTATGAATAAACGTTCTACTCATCAAGATAGAATTAAAAAAGATGAGGAAGAACTAGAGAAATTAAAAAAAGAAGCATTAGGTGAAACTGAAGAACCTGCTAAAAAAGTTGAAGAGGAGAAAGCAGAGGATAAGGAAGAGCCGAAGAATGCAGAAGAAAGAACTTTTAAAAAACGTTATGGAGATTTGCGTAGACACTCTCAAGAAAAAGAAAGAGAGTTTCAAAAACAACTTGATGAACTAAAAGGTCAGCTAGAAAAAGCTACTAAAAAAGAAATCAAATTACCTAAGTCCGAAGAAGAGATAGAAGAATGGGCAAAGGAATATCCTGATGTGGCTGCAATAGTAGAAACTATAGCTACAAAAAAGGCAAGAGAACAGTCTGAGTCAATCAATCAAAAGTTACAAGAGATTGATGAACTAAATGCAAAAACTGCAAAAGAAAGAGCAGAAGTAGAATTGCTTAAAATACATCCTGACTTTGCAGAAATAAGAGAAAGTGATGATTTTCATATATGGGCAGAAGAACAACCAAAATGGGTGCAAGACGCTTTATATGAAAATAGTAAAGATGCAAGGTCGGCAGCAAGAGCTATTGACTTATACAAAGCAGACAAGGGAATTAGTGCTAAAGTTAAGAGCAAGAGTAATAAGAGTGCTGCTACGGAAGTTAAGGCGAAAGCTGAAAAGTCTGTTCCTGATGTTGAAGGAAAAGCTACAAAGATTTTAGAGTCTGACGTACAAAAGATGTCTGCAGATGAATACGAAAAGCAGTCAGACATCATAATGGATGCGATACGTTCAGGTAACTTTATATACGATTTATCTGGTTCAGCTAGATAAAATGGTTGACAAACAGTTATTTATGAATATAACTAATGTTAACTAAAAGTGTGACCTCTCCACGTGGACAACTCACATAAATATTAAACTTGAAAGCCTACCTGATGGTATGAGCCTGTGTTTAAATAGCTACTAAACGCACAACCTCAAATACTATTAGCCGATGACGAGTAAATCTGTCGTATACTTTAGATAGTTATATAACTAAACGTATACATTTGTTTATTTCAATGGAGATAAAAATGGCATTTAAAACTGCAGCAGGTTACGGAAATCTGCCTAATGGTAATTTCTCCCCAGTTATTTACTCTAAGCAGGTTCAGTTAGCCTTCAGGAAGAACTCCGTTGTTGAAAATATCACCAATTCAGATTACTTTGGTGAGATTGCCAACATGGGTGATTCCGTAAAAATAATAAAAGAGCCAGAAATCACTGTTAAGGAATATGCTAGAGGTGCAAACGTGCAACCTCAAGACCTTGACGATGAGGACTTCACATTGACTATTGACAAAGCAAACTATTTTG